TACGTTGTAAAAGATCCAGCAAATCCTGAAAACGAAGGTAAGACATTCTTATACAAGTATGGTAAGAAGATCTTTGATAAACTAACTGCAGCAATGCAGCCTGAGTTTGAGGATGAGGAAGCAATTGATCCATTCGATTTCTGGCAAGGTGCTAACTTCAAGTTGAAGGCAAAGAACGTTGCTGGTTATAGAAACTACGACTCTTCTGAGTTCGCTGCCACTAGTGCTTTACTAGATGATGACGATGCGATGGAAGCAGTCTGGAAGAAGGAGCATTCCTTAGCAGAATTAGTTGCTGCTGATCAGTTCAAGTCATACGATGAACTCAAGACTCGTCTTGGTTATGTTCTTGGTAATAAGCAAGTTCGTAACGATGCTGAAACTGTAGAGCAAGAAGTTGAAGATGTGAGAGCATCTGCTCCTGTTGCTGAGACAGTAGAATCTGTATCTAAAGCATCTGCTTCAGATGATGACGATGACGCATTATCATACTTTGCTAAATTAGCAGAAAGTTAATTTAAATAAAAAGATCAAAAGACTCACCTTCGGGTGGGTCTTTTTTAATGATTAATTAACTAAAGTAGTATTTTCTGTTGTAATTAGATTCTTGCTAATATATTGAGAATTTCTATCATAGAACATAATTCTTCTAAATTCCTCTAGGAATTGTTGTAGATATACTGGTTTTAGTACATTAATTTGTCGTTTCTCTTCATTTAAAAGATCTTCATATTCATAATTACTAATTCCAACAGCGATTGTATTTAATAAATCGGATGCTGATCCACCTAGAGTATTTTGTGATAATGTTATAGATCCAGTCTCTCTCATTGCTTTCCATTCAGTACCTACAGGAAATTGATTTCCTGGACCATTTATTTTAAAAGTCTCATCCACAGTTAATCCTGCTGGTAGGATTAGTCTATTCCATTGATCTCTTACTTCTACTGTTTCATAATGGTGTAAAGCATTTAAATTTTCATCATATTTTTCTAAAGCATATTCATATAGAAAATGATTGGATAATGGCCATTGATCTCTTATATTTGTTATTCCAGCAGATAAAATAACAACATAATCTAATTCTGAATTGTCATATAATTCTTTTGCTACAGTGTCTGGTCTTTCACCTTCATAAATTTGATACTTATTATATAAGGATACATTGTCAGATATTGAATTAAGTATTTTAATTCTTCTGAATATATTCTTAGCAATAACATATTCTTGTGAAGATCTCTTCTCAATTAATCTTGAAGATACTGCTACGTTTGGTAACTCTCTAAAATATCCCATTAGAATCCTACTCCTGGTCCTGCTGTGTCTGCTTCATAATCTTCTGCGTATATTGGATTGATTTCTTTGAATACCATTCTCATTTCAATATTTGTTGGTGTAGAATCTCCATAGGTAGAATATGTACCTGCTCCAGTGTAGTTAACATTTAATTGTGTTAAAGCACATGGTTTAAATGAATTTAAGAATGGGTGATCCTTACCATTTTTAAGATAGCGTAATAGAAACAAATCAGGAGATGATAAAAATAATTTTGCTTGCCCACTTATTGTTGAATTTTGTACCTTTCTTCTTGCGGACATTGATTGTTTTAGTTTTCTAATTATATCTCTTACAACACCAGCTTCTTTTGGATTTCTAGGTGAGAAAGTTACTGTAAATGGGAATGATCTTAGATTAACTCCTTTAAATAAAAGTTCTAAATTTGAGTTTAAGATTTGTCCAGTACTTCTTGCTAATACTGAATCTGTGTCTAAATTTGAGTTAAAGGCATTTAATGCTCTACCTGTTATAGCTGCTTTTACAGCGTTTGAAACACCATCATCAAGATTGAGATTCATGCCCATAGTCATGGCTCTCACAACTGCTTGAATTTTATTAAATGGTATATCAAGACCTCTATCTATAATACCTTTACCTAAAGCTAATCCTGCCATTTCAAAGATATTAATTGTTTCATCACCCCAACTTACAGAACTAGTGTCACTTACTTGTTGTGGTATTGGTAATTCTACGAAGTATTTTGTTACAAGATTATGCCCTCTTTTTTCTATTATTTCTGTTTTATCTTCATTTTGATATTCTACTTTAAGACCTTGTGCTACGTCTCCTGTATCGGGTCTAGCTTTCTGTTCAATTAACCATTTATTTCTAAATTGTGGACTAGACCACTGTTCTTGGGTTACTCCTGCTGCTTTAGCTGCTTCCCATTGTTCTCCTTGTTGTTTTTTAGTATAACTTGTACTTGCAAGCAACGCATCCATATTACCTGATATAGAAGCACCTAATCCATCTCCTTCACCAGGAACAACATATTCAATAGCTTTTATCATAAAACTATCTTCATATTCTCTTATATCTCTAGCAGAAGGATATATGAAGACATTACTTGTTTTTCTTTTTGGTGAAGATTTGAGATTTGTACCTTTTTCGTGGATTACAACGTCACTTACTCCGATAGGATTTCCATCCTTATCATACCTTACTTTTCTATTTTGGGAGATAATTGACATTAATATCTATTACTTATTGAGTTATTTAGTAATGATCTTCTGATATGGTATTGTTCTTGCTGCTCTTAGCTCTATTGGTTTGATATTATACAAACCACTCATAACTTCGTCCCATGTGTATGATTTAGTTTCACTCCAATGATAGTTTAATCCACGAAAACCCCAATCAAATACATCAAATACTGCTACCAATGGGTGTTGATCATATTGAATGAGTGGTGTTTTGGCATAATATATGAATGTATAGTATTTCCCTGCTTGAACTCCCCTTGGATTTTCTGCTTCTAAAGCATCTGTAACTTTAATCATAAGATCATCAGGATCTTCATTTCCAATCAAATCCTGTAAAACTGGTGCTAATCTAATTCCTTCTTTAGCGTCAATTTTTGCTTTTACTTCTTCATAAGAAGCACCACGGGTTCTTCTTTTAGCTCTTCTTGCCATAACTTATACCAAGTTCTTTCTCTGTGATGACTTTAAATTGCCATTGTCTATCAGCACACCATTCTCTTGCCCTTTTCCATTTTGTTTGGTTTGTGGCATATGTATAACATTCACGTATATAACCAGGAGTTTGTCTTTTTGGTTTTTTTGGTGGATGGCATTGTTTTAGTGGTTTAACTTCAACAAGATATTTTTGTATTGTTCCAGTCGATTCTCTTAATTTCATATAAAAATCTGGAAAGTATCTTCGACGTTTCCCCTCAAATGTATATGGAATAATAATTTCTTCACTGTTCCATTCTAATACATTCGCATTATTATCACAGTAAACCATGAATTTTCTTTCCCATAATGATCGAAATATTATGTTAGTAGGATCACCTTTATACTTGTGAGGAAAAGTTGGATAATATTTTCCTTTATAAGCCATCTAAATAGAAATGATATAGTAAGACTATTTAGAGTGCCAGCACCAATCCCAAAGAAAATATCTCAGATATTACCAAAGTTTCAGAATGTTGCCCAAACTTCTCATTACTTAGTTAAGTTTGGATTGCCTCCTCATTATAATGGAGATGGGTATTCTTTAGCAGACCATCTTAGAAGCAAAGGACTAGATTTTAGATTTGCTGGTGAAGATATTGGATTGCTTTGTAGTTCTGCTTCTTTACCAGGTAGTGCTTTTGCTACTTCTGAGGTTGTGGGTAATTATCAAGGTGTTGTAGAAAGATTCGCTCATACTAGAAATTTTACTCAGATATCTTTAGAATTTTATGTTGATAATTTATATAAGTCATTAAAGTTTTTAGAACATTGGATGGAATATATTTCTGGTGCTAATCCATCTGATCCAAAACATCCAACATCTTATCATTTTAAGATGAGGTATCCAGAACTCTATAAATCAAATGAAACTAAAATAGTTAAATTTGAAAAGAATTATAGACAATTTTTAGAATATAAATTTATTGGTTTATTTCCACTATCATTAAATTCTACAAGAGTTTCTTATCAAAATTCTCAAGTTTTAAAGGCAACTTGTACTTTTAGTTATGATCGTTATATTTGTGGAGAAGCCACTACTGCTGCTGAGTTTAGGGGTACAGATCTTAATAATAATGGCAATAACATTTATAATAATCGACCATATTCTTTACCTGCTGTTTTAGCACAACAATCTAAAGGACTTCCAATTACTATTTTAAATACTGCTGCTGGACTTCCACAAATTAGTAAGTCCCAAAATCAAGTTTCTTCATTAAATACTGGATTTTCTGGTAGTATTGTAAATGCTAGACCAGATCAAGTTGTTGGATCACGTACTATACCTGTTACATAACTTGAAAATAGTGCTATAAATAAAATTACTGAATTGAGCATATTATGCCTTTACCAAAGATTTCGACACCGACATATGAGTTGGT